GCCTCGACCCTCCCCTGCAGCCGCTTGAGAACGGCTAGGGCGGACTCGGTAGAACGGTCCTTCTGTGGTTGTTTCATAGGTGACTCCTTGGTCTGCCATTGTGCCAGGCATAACTTGTCTTGGCGCTACCCCTTGTAGCGGTTTTGCCAACATTCCCTCGCCGCGCATCGCCTGATCAACGGGTCTTAACATTTCCTTACCGGCAGTTTTTGCCGCTTGCCTGAAAGCGCTGCCGAGGCCTGGCATTGATGGAAGCATGGCAATTTGCGGAATGACTGGCGGTATCTTGGCACTCTCAAGCAACTCCGCGCCCTGCTCAAGCACATCTGCGGCTCTTACAAGGTAATCAGTGCCCTTCTCTGTCTGTGGCAGGCGCACGTTCTCAGTGATGAAGCTTTGCGCTGCCTCGCCAGCACGCTGACGTGGTGTCGGGTCTCTTGGGTCGCCGCTCTTGATCGCTTCTGTCGCAAAGGTGCCCAAGCCTACCAAGGGCGAAGCCAGCGCCCGGCCAACAAGAGGTATGCCAGTCAGGCTAGCATCAACAACGCCAGCAGCGGTAGGTGACACCCTCTCAATCGCCTTGACTACGTTGACTGGCAACACTTCAGAGTCATCAACTTGTTCAACGGCACGCTTAACGCCCGGCGGAAGCTTCCCTCTAAATTTAGCCATAGGGTCGCCACCTTCTTGTAGGTGAACGAAACCGCCTTTGGCTTTAGTTATGTCAGGATTGGTGATGTCATAGGTGCCTTGGTTTCCAAGGTCCGACTTGATCCGCCGAGGGTCATATACGCCAAGATTCTTGACGCCGCCCTCTTTGACGTAGAACCCATCGTATCCAAGACCTTTAATAATCTCTTGTACGTCTGCTCGCTCGATACCGCTCCAGTTAGCGTTCTCGCGCAAAGGCAATTCGCGCAACGACGTTTCAAAGCGGTGAATCCTCATTGATTCATCTGACGGCACGCCGTCCTTTGTTTTTTGAGGCGGGTACTTTTCCTTGTATGCCTTAATGACGTTTTCAATGTGCTCAGGATTATCGTAGTCCCAAGGGTTGGTTACTTGCACCCGCACTGGATAAGTGCTCGGCGTGTGTCCATAGCTCATTTCATATTCGCCACCCGAAAATTTATTTGCAAATGCGGGATCTGGCGTTAGGAACACGGCATCACGATTGTCGCTAGCCCACGACTCAATCGTGTTTCCTGGATATTGCTTTTCTTTCTGCGCTTTGCCTGTTTGAAACTCAGTCAAATCTGGGCGCGATGTCCCGTGATACATACGCTCCTTAACGGCACTAGGCTCAAGGAACCTCTGCTTGTTGGCTTCGCGCTCTGCTGCCGTTAGCGTTTGTTTTGCAGTCTTGGCGGCTTCAGCAGCGGCCCTCAAGCCTTTAGCAATCCCACCCAAAGGAACCTTGCCGCCCTTATCCATGTGGACAGAACCGCCGTCCTTCAAGCCCAATCGCTCACGCAGGCTAACCGTCCCGCCGTCCTTTAACCCAAGCCTTGCCCGTAAGTTGCTCATGCTAGCCCCTCATGTTGTGCGGATGATACTGCTTTCAGGTTAAGCCGCATAGGGATTGGTCTTCGTGATGCCAGCGTCGATCAGGTCTTCCTCGTCATAATCGTCGGGCGGTGGCGGGTCGATACTGAGCCAGCCAGCATCACGCAGGTATCTCAAAGCCTGGCTGAAGGCGTCAACGAAATCGTCGTGCGTGGTCTGCGGGAACGAGCAGATCTGCGTGATCATGGCCTCAGCCCAGTCGCGGACAAAGCCAGCATTAACGCTTGACTCGGGCACATACACCCGGCCAGCCTTCACGACGTTGGCCACAATGCTCAGGCGCTGGATCTTATCGGCGTTACCGGGGTTGTACTTGCGCACCGGGATATGGGCACGCTGCAGGTCTTGGATGAGCACGATACCCGCGGCCTTGTCCTCCACGAGCACTAGGTCAACACGCTTGGCGTCCTTGCCTTCACCGAACACGATCTCGTACTCATCGAGCACCTTGGGCTTAAGGTCAGGGTACTGCAGCCGATCTTGCCAGGCGTCGATGATCAGCACGCGCATGCCGCCGTCCTCTGGCTTGTAGACACCGAAGGTGATACAGGCCGTCGGGTCGTTGACCGTCTTCTCCGTGAAGGCACAGTCGTAGGATTGGATGATGTACTCAAGCTTAGGCAGTGGCTTGTCTGCAGGCCAGAGCTTGAACCAATCCCTGCGGACAATGCCGCCCTCTTCAGGGTCGATGATTTCGGCGTAGATCTCCTGCCTGCCAAGGTTCGTGCCCTCGTACTGCAGGATCTGCCGCTTGAAGTTGTCGCTCAGGTTCTCAAGGTTCGCGTAGGTGCTTGCCGTGGTCAGCGTTACGTCGTCACCCTCGCGGCCAATCAGATCCAGGATCAAGTCACGAGGCTTTGGCGTCGTCGTGCAGATCAGCCGCGTCTTCATGTCGGGAAGCTTCAGGCGCATGCCAAACTGGATCTGGTCCCAGGCTTCTTGGATGTACTCCCAAGCTGCCAACTCGTCGAGCCAGCCGCCATGGAACTGCGGGCCACGGAAGCGCTCTGGCTCCGAGGCGGGTATGCCTTTGATCAAGCTGCCGTTGGTTAGGCGTAGCTCATGCAGCGCCTTGTTGTAGTCGGCTATCAGGACCGAAGGAATGACCTGCAGGAGGCCCGAGTCACCCTCGAAGCATGTAGACCTCACGTCACTGCTCGTTGGGGCCGCTACGAGCCATCTGGTGGCTTTGTAAGACCATGCCCACCATGCAACCTGCTCTGCTGCCGTTCTTGTCTTGCCGGCACCGCGGCCTGCAAGCATGAGCCAGATTGACCACCAATCACCTGTCGGCAGGATCTGGTGCTTGAGCGCTCGCGTGAGCCACATCATGCGCCAGGCCCAAGCTGCAGCCTGGTCAGCAGGTAGCTTGGTGTACTCAGCCCTTACCTGCGGATCACGCAGTAAGGACTCAAGATCACTTGTCCCCAAGTTGCCTCTTGGCTTCGAGGTTCTTCAGCATGGCGTCGAAGATACTAACGTCAGCCTGTACCTGCACCGGGTTCTCAGCGTCGCCAGCATGCGTGAGGCGATCACCGTACTTCTTGGGGTTCCACTTGGCCAGTAACTTGAGCCTGGTCTCGATCTGAAGCTTGCGGTGGCCAAGCATGTCTTCCCTGCGGACAATCAGCTTGTCGCCATCAATCGTCTTGACTTCGCCAAACATTGGCGTGTTGGCAATCTCAATACATTCCTCAGCCATTTTGTCGTAGCCAATTTCCCGTGCTCTCGCGATGGCTGCGGAAAGACCGACGCTCGCCGCCCCAGAAACATCATCCTGGTACATCCAATCGTAAATGGTTCGCCAGGCTGGCATACCCTCTTGTCTGCATATCTCTCTTAGTGGAATACCTTCACTTAGCTGCTCTACGATCTTAGTGGCTATCTCAGGCGTGTACTTGCTTGGCCGGCCTGTTTTGCGCGGCGCAGCATCATCTTTGGGTTTTGCGGTCTTGGCCATCACATACTCTCAGTGACTCGTCTCGATCCGTTGATAGTAGGGTTTTGTTGCGCGGGCCGCAAACTTTTTCCGCGGCGCAGGAACGATTGCTTGTCTAACTGCTTGATTTTACTATGCTTTAGCACAAAAAGAAACCCCGGCGCGATGCCGGGGAAAATCGTCGGGAAGACAACAGGAGACTCACACATGGACTACTCGTCCGAGTCTAAGTCCTCTTCCTGTTCTGCGTCAAGCCGCTCTTGGTCATATTCCCAAAGCTGCCGATCAAGCCACCAGTCATAGTTCATCTTGAGTCTCCTTGAGGTATTCGCCAACAGCCTGGTGGAACTCACGAAGCTGCTCTTGATTGAGGTGAACGCTAGCGTGTGCGCCCACCTTCCAGATCGTGAGCCACAAACCGCCGTCGTGCTCACTGAGTGCAACCCTGTCGTAGTTTTCTGTTCTGATGTTGTGTTCCATGATGTTCTCCGTGTGATGGGGCCGTAGCCCCGGTTGATTTATTTTTTGGTTAGCTTGTTGATGCGAGCTACAAAGTCGTTTGCCTCTTCAATGTTGGCAAATTCCATTTCGTTTGCGTAGCCGGTGGACTCGTCCACAATCATTGCAAAGAGTGTTGGCTCGCCATAGCAACGTGAGTTGCGTGTTTTTGCGATGGTGATGTTTTTGACTGATTCGATTAAAAGCATTTTGTTTCTCCGTGTTGGTTACGCTGTTTAGTTACTACAGGCTCAATCCTACACACTTTTAGTCCACTTGTGTGGGTGTACGCCATCCGTCCGACAAATGGTCATGATGCGCGACTAAACGGCGGGTAACGTGTAGCAACTCAGCCTCATCGACTTGGTAATGC